CGCCGACTTCGTCGTCATCGCTGGGTGCTCCCTCCATTTCCTCGATCTCCCGGATGGTGTCCCGGTACTGTTTGGCCAGCTGGGGCAAAAGCCGGGCGTCCTCGCAGCTGTCGATATTCTTGGCCAGCACCAGCGCAAGCCGCTTGAGCTGCTCCAGACGGCTGCCGCTGGCGGTGATGCTTTTCATGGTCGCCATGTCTGGATGCCCCTTTCAAAAAACTTCCTGTGTGTAAATCGGCGCTGGACAGCGCGGAGTCGCCGAGGGCTGCGGGAGGGGGACCCTCCCCACCCTACCACTCGCCGTCACTGACCTGCGGAATGCGGCACGGTTTTGCCCCTTTTTTGCCGGTTTTCGGGCTGTTTTGCCCGGTTTTGTTGCCTTTTTGCGCATTGCAGAAATAATGCGCCGCTTGCAGGTTCGTCCAGTCCTCAGCCGCTGCCCGCGCCGAGGGATACCCGAACTGCCGCCATTTGGATACAGGCCGGATCTCGTCCACCACAAAGGAGAGCGGATGCTGCGCGTCTGAAGGCTCATCGTAATGAATAGGACCGAAACGCCCGTGACAGATGCCGCATTCGCAGCCCATTGCCCGCAGCCGCTCCCGATGCTTGCGCCGCAGGTTGCCGTTGGCATAGCGCGGGTTCGTCATGGCGCAGGCCTCCTTTGGCAGCGTTGTGGCTACAGTGTGCAGCCCCTCACAGTCCGCTGTACCACAGACAGTCCCGGGATATTTGCAGGGGGCGGCACTTGCGGGAGGAGCAGGGTATAAAAAGACCCCGGGGGTGTTTTACAAGCCCGGGGGGTATAACATAAGCCGTTGGCCGGATTCGAACCGGCACCATTCCATGCCAGCCCGCTGCGGTGATTGGTCGCAGTTGCCTGTCATGGATGTATCATCAATGTTGACCCGCCTGCAACAGCGGCGCTCTGCGCTGAGCTACAACGGCATAGGATGGAGTGCGCAGCTGTCAGCAACGGCAGCTTACTGGGCAGGATGGTGACAAAGGAACCCGCTTGGCGATACGCTGCCACGCACTCCGGGATGATGCTGTGACTGCCATGTATACCCAGTGGCCCCGCCGGGGTGTTGTCCTCAACAGTGCCACGGATACCAAAACATAAATTGCCCAGCTGGTACATTCAGGCTGTTGGTCGGTAAGGTGTTCCCCTGTCGCAGCCGGGCAATGCAAAAGCCGCAGGGTGTTGGATGTTGTCCAGCTCCTTGCGGCTTTCGCAGTCTAATAATATCACAGGTCAAACAGTGCAAAACAGTGCGTCTTTCATCAAAAACAGTGCAAAACAGTGCGCTTTGCTTCAAAAACAGTGCGCTTACTGACACTCCGGGACGTCGAGAGCCTTCACAGCACGCTTGTGCCGCCGGTATACGCGGCTCACGTCCATGCCCATCTTGACGGCGATCTGCTCCCACTTCTTGCCGCCGATGTAACGCAGGTACAGGATTTCATAATCCTGTATGTCCACGGTCTGGTTCATGACGCTCAGGATCTCCTTGCAGATCCGCTGGCACTCCATCACCTGCGCGTTGGCTGCCTGCATAGCGTCCGTAATGCGCTCCACAGAGCGGGGCAGCGCCTGACCGTCACCAGCGCCGCCGGGAACAGGGGAGAGAACCTGTGTGATATGCTCCGCGTCTGTACGGTACCGCTCTACCTCTTCCAACTTGATCTTTTCCAGCTTTGCGGCCTTGCGGTACCGCCGCAACCATTCCTTTTTTTCTTCATAGGTCATCGGACTGCATCCTCCTCCGTTGTCTATTTAGGCTCCCATTGCATAGACATTGCATTTGCAATGCCGGGAAATGTTTTGCTTCTTACCTTTGCGCTCCTGTGTCCGCTTTTCGCCCATGCGTCACCGGTCTTTTTTGCACGGTGATCCGATGCAGACACCCATTTAGAGGTCGGCACAACAACATCTGTTGCGAAAAGCATAGGAAGATTTTTCAGCCACAAACAAGTTGTCTTTATATACGGATCTCCAAACATATACGGCTGAATGATCTGGCTGTATTGGGGCAGTTCCCAAATTTTCATAGGGACAGGGTTCTCTATCGCAATCCGTTCCACATCGGAATTCCAGAATTTCAGAAAAAAATCTCGTGCTCGGATTCCGTTCTCATACCGAGGTTCTTGAATTTTTTCCGTTGACTATCAAACGGTTTGCGCCGGCTTTGGATAAGTAGGTGCAAGGCGGGTGTGCAATCAAGAGATCCCATGCGTCAATGTAGTGACTTTTATCGTCCATCGTTATGACCTGCCCCCCATCAAGAGGTGCCAAAGCATCTCCGTGTATGTGCCACTCAGGGTGTCCTCCAGACGGTTCCTGAACGTCACAAGAATACGCCTCATGTCCCCGCAGTCGAAACGCTTTGCAAACCGCTTGTGACTCCTCGCAAGCTATAAGCACACGCATTTCATTTTCCTCCGTATGGCTCTGGCAGCTTTGCCCATGCAAGGACTTTGCGCCCGGTGGTGTGCAGGTCGCCGCGCCACTTTCCATCAATGGTGCAATCAGTGACTACATAGCGCCTGCCGCCGGGCACCTCAAATGTGACAAGAACCTCGCCGGAGGTCATTTCAAACATTCCGGGCCGCCATTTATCGGTGTCCTTAAACTTGTAAAAGATCGATTCATGCTCGGGCGGTTTTCCGTACTGCCAGTTCGGCCAGCGTGCCAGGTCGTTGACCTGGCACTTGTCAATGTACGCCTCAACATCTTCCATGGTCTGAATCAGGCCCAGATCATAGCCGTTGCGCAGCAACGCTTTAAGCCGGCAGCGGTCAATCAGTTCTGTATCATTCATTTTGTGCGCCCTCCAAATTTTTCAGATCTGGCTTTTTAGGCAGCGGCATCCAGACCGGAAGGCAATCCGGGAAAGCTGCCACCACGTTCCACGGCCAAGCTGTCGTGCTCCTGTCGCCGCGGTTCATGTTGATGCTCAGGACGCAGCCGTCCTCGTTTGCGTCCTCTGCGGTGGGTTTTCTCTCTACCGTTCTGATCCATCCCGGCCACACGGTTGGCTCCAAATCCGGGATAAAATAGTTAAGCGGAACACCACAGGCATTTGCGACCTTGCGCAGAGTTTCAACCTTTGGGGTTAAGCGGCATGATTCATACAGACGCACACTGTTGATTGAAATTCCTACTCTTTCGGCAAGTTCAGCCTGCATCAGCCCAGCATTTTTGCGTGCCTGACGGATCAGTTTTCCCATTTCCATTTTTTGTTTACCTCCTGTTTACCACCCCGCCGGGATATCCTCATGATCCGCCGGGGCAAAATCCTCGCTGTAGTTTTCGGACGGATCAGGCGCAGGCTGCCACTCATGATATTGCGGCTGCCACCACATGGACACTCTGCCGGTTGCGCCCTCGCGGTTTTTCGGAATGCGAAGGCTAACGTCAAAGTAATCATTCGGGCCCTGCAGCTGACGCTCTCCGTCCACTTGGCTCTCGATGAAAACAACAGCGTCCGCGTCCTGCTCGATGGTGCCGGATCCGCGAAGGTCTCCCAGTGATGCCTTTTTGGTGCCGCCGTTGCGATCCGTTACGCGGTTCAGCTGCACAAGCTCCACAATGGTTGTTCCGGTCTCCATGGCAAGCTCTTTCAGGCTGCGGGTAACGTCAGCAAGACGCTCCTGCTCCTTGCGCCCCTGCTGGGTGTCGGAGATCAGACCGATGTGATCCACAAAGACCACACGCGGGCGGTATTTCATGACCCGGGCGCGGATATCGTCCACGGTCATCCGGGTGCCATCATCGTAGATCATGCCGGTGTGTCCCTTGATGAGGGCAAAAGCGTTGTTCAGGCTCTCCCGCTCCTCCTCGGTCAGCTTGCGGTCACGCAGCCGGGTGGAGTTGATGCGGGTCAGTTTGGACATGGTGCGCAGCATCAGCTTGCGCCTGTCCTCCTCCATGGTCAGGTAATACACCTGACAGCTATTACTCAGGCGCAGAGCCAGAGCGAGAGCCAGATCTGTCTTGCCGTGTCCGGGACGTCCAGCAATAACGGTGACCATCTTTTCACCGAACAGACCCAGCTCGTCCAGTTCACGCCATGCCATCCTGACGCTGGTGTCTGGCTGCTGCAGCCAGTGGAGCGTTTCGTCCCAGACCTCGGCAAACTCCTTGACGTTCGCGTCCACCGATTCCCGCCGCAGGTGATCCTGCTCTTTCAGCGCCTCGCTCAGATCCCGGCAGATGGTGTCAGAATCCGCAGGGTTCATGGAGATCTTGGCGGCAAGCTCCAGCAGCAGACGCTTGCGGTAGTCCTCCATCACCAGCGCCTCATAGTCCTGCACATGGCTGATGGTTGGCACGGTCTCTGCTGCCAGCACGATCAGAGGCCGGAAGTCAGCGCCCAGCATCCGCTCCAGTATCACGGCATCCACGTTGTGGCCGGTATCCAGCTGCAGCTTGATGGCTGCGAACAACTGCCGGTATGGCCAATCCTCGAACATGGCCGGAGTCAGACGCTGCACGGTATCCTTGCACGCCGCCGGGTCTAAGATCGCAGCGCCGATCACGGCAAGCTGATGCTGCTGCACAGTGGAGATCTTGTTGTTTGTCACGCTCCTACACCCCCTAGCAGGTCTGCGAGGGTCGTGTCTTTGGTGATCTTGCGGGGCTTATCCGGTGCAGGCTGCGCGATATGTACCGCCGCCGGGGTCTTGTCCACAAAATCCTTGACCGCAAACACGCCCGTCCATCCGTTTTCAACGCTCTGGTTCAGCATCGCGATGGCGTACCCTGCACGATCCTTCACGCCCGCCTCATCCACAAGCCGCTTGATGGACTTGCAGATCTTCTTTGCAACCAGAGGGCTCCACAGCTTTTTCTTGTCCTTCTTGGCAAGCGCCTGCCGGTGCTGGTCAAAGTCCATCAGAGCGTCATACAGCCCGCTGGGTGCACCACGGGAAAACTCGTCAAATACCTCGGCAACGGTCAGGCTGCTCGGCTCCTCCCGCGCCCCCGCGCGGGGTGTATTATAATTTTTTTCTCTCTTTCTTATCTGGGGTTCATTTTGAACTGGGGTGGAGTTCATTTTGACCGGGGTGCAATGGTCATTTTGAACCGGGTCCATTTTGACCTGGGTGTCATTTTGACCGGGGTTTGATGCACAAGTTTCCGGGCAAAGTGCTGTGTACCGATTGACAGTAACATTGCCAACGGTTTCCTGCCATTTGCGCAGCAGGCCTTTTTCTTCCAGTGCTTTCAGGGAACGCTTTGCGGTGCTTTCGCTGACCTTGCAGGTGTCCACGATATACCGGATAGAGCCGAAATAGCACCCCTGATCGTCCCGCGAAAAGCTATAAATTAAGGCATAGATCGCAGCGTCTGTGAGGGAGAGATCGTAGTCCTCCATCATCCATGTGTAAAGCGGGATAAATCCACCCTTTTTCGTTTCCATCGTCTATCCTCCCTCGAAGCCATTAAAACGGCAGGTCGTCACTGTCATCGATCACGGAAAAGTCATCCACGCCGCCGTAGTTGGCGGGCGGGTCTGCTTTCGGCCATGCCTCAGAGCGCGGGGCAGCCTCGCCGCCCTCATCCACCGGCTTGCTGGTGCCCTTGGAGCCCGCAAAGTTGATATTGTCGGCCACCACGGCAACGGATGTACGGTTGTTGCCGTTCTTGTCCTGATAATTGTTGGTCTGGAGACGGCCATTGATGGCAACCAGACTGCCCTTCTGGAAATAGCGGCACACAAACTCAGCCTGCTGCCGCCATGCTACGACATCAATAAAATCCGCCTGCCGCTGCTCGCCGGGCTTTGCAAAGTTTCGGTCACAGGCAATGCGAAACTTGCAGACGTTCACCCCCGCCGGGGTGGTGCGGAGTTCAGGATCCGCCACAAGGCGGCCCATAATTGCGATAACATTAAGCATTGATATAGTCCTTTCCAACGGCGGCCATCCATGCAGCGTGTGCGCCGGGGCCGTTCTTCTCCTCATATTTCGCCTGCGCAACGGCTTTCAGGGTCTGGGCGCAGGTGGCGTTATAGTGCGGGCTCATGCCCGGCTCATTGTGGTGCTGGTGGCACAGCCAGACCTTGAGGCCGTGCCGCTCAGAGAAGCTGCGCAGCGGCCCATTGAGGACGTGATGCTCCTCCAGCCCGCGCGTGGTCTTTACCGCATACCAGCGGCGGCAGATGTAGCACTCCTTTTCTGCCTGAATGATGCTTTTAGACAAGCGGCACCCCATCCTTTTGCGTGCTCTCATAAGCCTCGCGGTAAGAGTGCACATTATCGACCTGATACTTCTGGCCGTTGACAAGTTTAATGGTGAACCCATCAATGAAGCCATACCGCCGGGCGGCGTTGATACACTGCGCCAAGCCCCGTGCGGTGTTCCGGTCGGTTCCGTGAGCCATCAGCAGCTTGCAAAAGCGCTTGCGGGTCATTTTCTTGGTCATCTGTCAAGACTCCTTTCCAATAGCGCCCTGACCTCTCTGGATCCGGGCATACATTTCGCCGTAAGGGTACAGCGTGGCCTCTGTAAAGCACTCGGCTTTTTTGTTGTAGACCATCAGGATGCCCTTGTGCCCCTCAGAGTAGTGGCGCAGTTCGATGATGGTACGGACGGCCTGCCGGATATCGCGAGCCTGTGATTTGTGCTGCGAGATCATCAGCTTTTCAAAGCGTTTGCGTTTCATGGTTCACTCCACTCCTGCCAGTAGGCAGTCACTAAGGGATCACTCACGCCCATCTCGGCAAGGCGGTCAAAGATCCCGTCAATCAAATTTTTCATTTCGCCGGTGGTAAAGGTGGAGCTGCCCTGTGTGCACTTGACCGTGCAGCGGTTGTTATCCAGTATCTCCACCAGATGGACAAGCCGGTAGCAGCCGCGCAGGATATCCAGAGCGCCCGCCGGGACTTCCAGATAATCCACCTTGGCGCCGTACTTCTCCAGCATCTCCAGATAGCAGTCCTCCGGGGTCACACCGCCGGTGCGCCCGCCGTTGTAATGGTCTGCCATGATGGTGAGCAGCGCCCACATAAGGCTGTTCTGTGCCGTGCTGCGGGCTTTGTTCACCGGCTCCACCGTCAGAGTTATGTGCATGGGCTGACCGTGAGCCAGCTCATCCAGACGCTGATAGATCTGTTTCTCCACAAATTCCCCTGCGTTTTCCACTTCCAGCTTGCCGGTCTGCGGATAATACACCACCGGCAGGCGGCCGATCACTCTGCTTGCCATACCACTTTACGCTCTCCCTGCAGCAGCTGCACACCGATGATGTGCCCATCCTCAGCCCGCAGCAGCTTGTCCACGGTCAGAGCGCTGTGCAGGCGGTAGCCCGCCACCGTGGGCGGGTCGTTGGGGATCTTTGCCCGCTTGTGCACCGGGTCAATGCTGACCTGATCGGCGGCAAAGGTCAGGGAGGGAAGTGCCATCACGTCAGCACCGGCACCCCAGAGTGCGCAAGCAGCCAGAAAGCTGCCGTTTTCCTTCCACTTGTCGGGGTTAGAGATCTGCAGCTTGCCCGCCGGGGCAGCTGCGTCCTTGATGGCGAAGTTATTCATCAGCGGGTGATACACGCCCACGCCGCACCAGAGACGGCCATCTGCGAAGTAGTAGCGCCGTGTCCAGCCCAGCGTGCCAAATGTTTCATCCATGATGTGCAGCACCGCCGCCGGGTCAGGTAGCAGCCGGACGCGCACGGCATCTGCGCTGCACTCGCAAATAACCACCTGCACCTCCTGCGGCGCTGTTTGGCGTGGTTTGGGGGCAAACAGGGGAAACTGTACCACCTGCGCCGCCGGGCGCTCCTGTGCGCTCTGGACGGGCTTTCTGCGGGTGGTGCTTTTCGCGTTACTTTTTGCGGTTGTAGACATTCTGCAAACGCTCTCCTTTCTCGTTGTAGGATCTCGGATCAGCCAGCGGGTGCTGCCAGCCATACTGCAGGGCACCCTGCGCGGCTGCACGCTGCTGCGGCTTGACGCTCCACAGTTCATTCATTTCTTCTGCGGTGACATTGACGGCGGTGCGGGTGTATCCGGTGCAGGGCACCATGCAGACCACCACGCCGTTTGCCGAGGTGGCATATACCACAGGCGGCATCAGCTTGCGGATCTCGCACAGCAGGCTTGCCTGCTTGGCCGGGGTGGTGGCTTTAGGCCATAGCCAATCCTCGTCTAGTAACCATGTAAGCTTGCCGTCAACAAGGACGTTCTGTGCCTTTTTCCATACGCATTTGCGGATCATACGCCGCACCGCGGCAGGCGTTTTCCCGTGGATCTCTGCCCACTCTTCAACGGTGACCATTCTTCCCATGGGATCATCTCCTTTCTGTGCTTTGGTACACTGGCAGCGGCTTTTGTTTTACTTCCTGCCGCCATCGGAAGGCTGTCTATGTTCCAGCAGTCACCGACACTACTTTTCAACTGTTTATTACCGGGTGCGAGTCTTACGGATACAAAGTCACCCACCTTTTGACGCAATAGGTTGTTGCGGATTTTTTTCTGTTGTGCTGCTTCTGCACGCACCGGCCTATCAAGGCCCGCCGGAGTCCCGTGTGGCCCCAATACCACACATCTTGTCACAATGAGAGAGGCTGAACATACGGCCCGATCAGATACGACTGATCCAGTCGGTTTTTGCATCTCAAAGGGGGTGGCAGTGGCTCTTGTTTTACCTCCTGCCACCAGTGGAGGGCGCTGGTTATGCCGGGCTGATGCTCAAAATTTTGTCATCGCCCTGAATATACCGGTAGTGCATTGAGCAATACCACAAAAGCATCTCGCAGACGCAGTGGAAAGCCGTGCCGATGTGACGGCCTGCTATCGACTGCGAGAGGTCGGCCAGAAGCAGCTCGGCGGCAATGGCATCCTCTACTTGGAGGACAAGGCTGCCCGTTGTCGGCTCCTCGTCCACGTCAAGGCTATTCAGGTGGTATGTGTAAGTAATGCGAATATCTTTCATTTGGTTCACCTCTCAGCGGTTGCTGTTGCGGTACATCAGGGCGAGATACAGAAGATCCAGACCGAGGATCACATAGGTCAGTATTTTCATGGGTACGCCTCCAGACGTGTGATCTGATAGATGGAGTTATACAGGTAGTGTCTGCCGCCGCGCAGATACTCCAGATTGTTCAGCAGCATCTCCAGATGGTACAGGGCAGGCGGCGGGTTGCTGCCCTTGAGGTGGTAGTGCAGCCAATGGATCAGCTCGCCCAGCTGCGGGTCATTCAGGCGCAGCACTGTGGAGGCCTGAAACTTGTGCCCATGGCCATCCACGGCGTAGTACAGGATACCGGCATATTGCAGCCACTCCTGATCTGTGCTATACTCTGGGGTGAGAAGTGTTTCTATATTCTCTTTGAGCTTGTCCGTGTGGCCGCACGGGCAGGCTCTTTCTTTTTGCCCGGTCATAAGCCCATCAGCTTGGTGAGAAAAGCTGCCTCCTTGTCGGTAAAACTGTGCTTGGGCTCGCTGGCCTCGTGCTTGTAGACGGAAATGATGGCAGCCTTCATATCATCGGCGAAACAGTCCGCAGCCTCGCGCACCTTTTCGTCCGGCAAGTTCGGGATGAGGCAATCAGCCACCGTTTCAGCGACTACCAGCGTGAGCAGACGAAGCCGGTCGATCTTCTTGCCTTTCCCGATATAGCTGACAGATACGGCATCCTCGTGTTCTTCAATGATAATTTTCATAAAATACCTTCCTTTTCCAGCCACTCCCGCCGTACCTTCTGCACATGGTAGATGTACAACCGGGGCGGGCCTTTTCTTGTTTTTGAGTGAGTTACTGCGGAGTAAAGGCTGTTTTTGTTGACATATCCCATCTGCCGGACGATCATGTCAGCAGTACCGCAGGCCACGATCTCGTCAGTTTTGGCGTTGTAGACCGTGTACCACGACATCAGGTCGTTGTCTCTCATGCACCCCGCCGTGGCTCTTCACCGTTCAGCACCCAGCGCAGGCGGCAGATCACATCATCGGTTTTCACCTCGGTATTTCCGTTTTCAGCTGTGCCGGTGTACCATCCGATGGACTGCAGCAGCCGATCCCGCAAAGCGCGCAGCTCTTTCAGGTCGTCCATGTTACCCTGCCTTTCTCTCGTTGGAGGCCTTGACGGTGGTCTGCTGCTTCTGGGCGCTGTGCTCATAGTGCTTGCTGTCGGAAAGCATCACGGCAACGCTGAAGATCAGACCGCCGCCCAGCGCGAGCAGGATCCACGGCGCAGCCTTGACCGCCGCAGCCGCTTCCCAGCCACCCCGCATGACCAGCAGGTGCACAATGCCCATGTTCAGCCAGATCAGCACCCGACCTGCACCCACGCCTGCCAGAAAAGCCACGCTGCAAATTTTAAGATACCGCTTCATTGTCCTTGCCCTCCTCAGTTTCCACGCGATCCAGCAGATCGGCGGCGTTGGTCATTACCCGGATCAACCACGTTTCGGGGTCTGCGCTGTTTGCGGCCAGAGCAGCCACCAGCGCAATACAAAGGTTTGTTGCATCTATGCCGATGCAGGTTGTTTCTACCTCCGGGTTTCCATCGTCACCATACTGCACACGCAGATACGGCTTGACCTTGCCGGTCAGGCTTCCCTCATCGCTGGCTGTGATCTTCATGCTGCACCATCCTTTTCTTTCACGCCGATCCGCTCCGCGTCCTCCGGCTTTGCCACCGGGCTGCGCTCTGCTGCCCACTTGGCCAGCAATGCCGGATAGATCAGATACACATCCTGCCCGCCGGGGGCGGGTGCCTTGATGTAATCGCCAAACGGGAAAACCCGCTGCTGCAGCCCCAGCTGCAGGGTGTCCTTGCCGATGGAAAAACCCACATCCCGCAGGTAATCCACGGCCACCTGTGGCCTGACAAATGCTTTCATGCTGTCCTCCTTAGCCGCGTGCTGCGGCAGCTTGCGCGTCCTTCATGCGCCGGATCTCCTCCGGGGTGAGGCCGGTGTCCTCGTACTGGCCGAGGCGCTGCACCAGCTCGTCCTTTTTGGCGGTGCTCCAATAGCCGCTCTTGATACCGCTGCACCGCAGGGCTGTCAGTCTTTCCATGCGTCATCCTCCATGTCAATGCCAAACTCCTCACAGATGGTCTTTGCCACCGGCTTGGTAAAGCCGATCAGATTGCCGTCCACCTCTGCACAGAGAAAAGCGTCACCCACGATCTTGTCACAGTCCTGATGGAGATACAGCCAAGTGGCTTTATCGTTGCGCTTGGCATCGAATAGCTTGGCGTCCTCGCCAACGACCAGCCGGATGCCGTCCACCTGCTCCCGCGCCCATTCCGGTTCGAGGCTGCTGTCCAGCACATCGATAAAGCCGTCAACCAGCGTCTCCATCTCGCCCAGCGTCAGACTGCCGTCAAGATGGCAGGGAATCAGCCGCCCCTGCGTGCCAACAGGCATATAGATCATGTAGCGGTTCATGCTTTTACATACTCCTCTTTTCGATCCACGCGCCAATGCGCTCATAGAGGGCGATCATGCGCTTGCAGTGGGCAATGCGTGCCCGGCAATACGCAACCTTGACCTTGCAGGCAAGGATCTCAATGTCATCACGCACAAGGCGCGCAGCTGCTGCAATACGCTGCACTGATATCCACCTCCTCCTGACTGGCAATGATCTCAATGGTCTTTTCCAGATCCTCCAGATCGGCGCACAGCCTGCCGCACACATCATCATAATTGACCTGCTCACCATTGATGGCAGCGGTGCCGGTTGTGCTGTTGATCTCCTGTGCGTGCTGGATGATGCCAACAGCCGCCATCAGGAGATTTTTAGTTGATGCTTTCACGGTACGCTCCTTTTGTGTCTAGCATACTAGACAATTATGCTAAAAAAATATCGCTCACTTTTTTGTCCAAAGCGCCTGCAATCTTGGTCAGGGTCTCCGTGGTGGTCACCGTAATAGACCCATTTTCAAGTCCAATGATGGTTGCACGAGACACATTTGCACGCTTTGCAAGCTCTCTCTGCGTAAAACCTTTCTCCTTGCGTGCTTCTTTGATTTTAAAGGGCATCTGTTTTCACCTCCTCTGTACACCCAACAGTCTAGCAGACTAGACAAAGAATGTCAAGCGAATTTGACAAAAGGCTTGATTTTTTGTCTAGCAGAATGTATGATGTACTTAACACCATTAAAAGAAAGGAAGGTGGTTCAACGTGATTCTGGGCGATCTGATAAAAGAGTACCGCCGAGAACATGGCTACAGTATGGATCAGTTTGCCAAAATGTCCGGGCTGAGCAAGGCATATATATCCATTCTGGAACGAAACGTAAACCCGGTAAACAACAAGCCCGTCATACCATCGCTTGAGACGATCAAAGCGGTGGCGCAGGCAATCAACATGGATTTTAATGATGTGATAGCTGTGCTGGACGGGAATCAGCCTGTTTCGCTCAAAGATGAGCCGGAGATCCCGCCGGGATTTCAGCCAATGCCCGCCATGGTGGAGGTGCCGCTGGTTGGCAGGATCGCCTGCGGTAGCCCCATCACAGCAGAGGAAAACATTGAGCGCATGGTCTGCGTGCCTGCCAAGTGGCGGGCAACGTTTACACTGACCTGCGAGGGCAGCAGCATGGAGCCGAAGATTCATGACGGTGATCTGGTGGCCATCCGCAGCCAGCCAACGGTTGAAAACGGCGAGGTTGCCGCCGTGCGGATCGATGGCGAGGCCACATTGAAGCGGGTGTACTTGCATGAGAACTTTATCGAACTGCGGGCAGAAAACCCGGCTTATACCAGCATCATCCTCACCAAAGAGGAGATGAACACAGTGACGATTGAAGGCAAGGCCGTGGGGCTTTGCAGGGATATATAAGCAGGAGGAAGTGCAGTTATGCAAAATAAAAAAAGTTGGATGTTTATTGCAGCCGGCATTTGCGGAGTTGGTTCTGCAGCATATTACTATTTCGGACAAGGTCGGGAAATCTCCCTTGCCATCGCCTCGGGTGCTTTGATGGGTGCTCTAAGCTATTTGGGCATCTGCTTTTTGTATGGCATGGTAGCAGGTGCTGCTGAATCTGTGCTCCATAAGGGTATTTTACCCGAAAATGAAAAACAAGCAGCGGGCGCACTTGATAAATTTATAGAGGAAAAAGAAAGTGTTGAAAGAAATACGGTGCAAAAATCAATCCTGTCAAAGGATGCAACCCATTTGCAGGAAACTTTTGAAATTCCGGGGGCGTATTATCATAGGACCAGCATCGCAAAAGTGGCCACCCCGAATCCTGATTGGAGAAAAAACTGTAAATCATTGATTAAAGCAGGAAAAGCAAATCAGAAAATTTATCGTTTTGATCGCACAACGAAAACAGCCGAGCTTGTTGAAGAACCGAATAATCCGCACGATAAAAATGCCGTAATGGTAATAGTTGATGGAGAAAAAATCGGTTATATCGGTGCAGATGAAAACCTTCATGTGAAAAGTATTTTGAAAAGCAAAACGATAAAAAGTATCTCTGCGACAATTACCGGTGGAGAATATAAAACAATTATTTCTGAGTCTGATATGATAAAAAACCAAAGCGGGCCCTTTGTTACCGTCAAGATTTGTTATCGGTAAACAAAAACCTCTCCCCAGCGCACCAACGCAAAGCATGGCGTTTGTGAATCGGCAGCTGGAGGAAATAAACACCGTAACGATTGAAGGCAAGGCCGTGGGGCTTTGCAGGGATATATAAGCAGGAGGAGGGAACTTAGTGTGGACAAAGACCTGACTGCATCTCAGATAGACCGACAAAATATTCTCAATAATGATGCTGCGCTTGCCGAAATTCAGCAACAGACAAACATAAAGGGATTTCTCTTTGAGGAAAAACTTTGTTTTACAAAAAGCATGGTTGCAACGTATTTTGAGGTCGATATACGCACGATTGAGCGCTATGTCAGCGAGAATCAGGGTGAACTTACCGAAAACGGATATGAAATTTTGATTGGCAAGCGTTTGAAGGATTTTTTAGACTGCATCCAGACGCAGGATGTTCCCGACATTTATGTCGGGAGCATCAGTAATCGCACTTCCCAAATCGCAATTTTTGATTTTCGCGCTTTCTTAAATTTGGCGATGCTTTTGGTAGAAAGCGACCCTGCAAAGAGTTTGCGAAAGGTGATTCTGGATATCGTCATTGACTTTATCAACCGTAAAGCCGGTGGTGGAACCAAGTATATCAACAAACGTGATAGCGATTTTTTGGGAGCATTTCTTCAGGAGGAAAATTACCGCCGGGAGTTTACGGATGCATTGCGCGATTATGTTGATATGGGAAATGCAAAATACGGGATTTATACAGATAAGATATACCAGAGCATTTTCCGTGAAAAAGCAAAAGAATATAAGCAAGTCCTCAATCTGAGCGCAAAAGACAGGGTGCGTGATACCTTCTATTCAGAGATTCTCACGTTGATCGCATCCTACGAATGTGGTTTGGCTGAAATGATAAAGCAACAGTCCACAGCACTTGGTCACAAGCTGAACAACTGGGAACTTTCAGACCTTTTTACCGCATTTGAAAATCTTCCACTCTGGAAGCCGCTCATTATACAAGCAAGAACAAAAATGGCAAGTCGTGATATGGCGTTGCGAGATGCGTTCCACTATCAGCTGAAAGAGTATATCCGTCCATTGGAAAAGAATGAGTATGAACGCTTTCTCGGCGATGCCGGACACGAACTTGAAAAGCTGATGGACGAAAACCGAGATGTGTTAGCCCGATTAAAGGAAAGTCAGTAATGGAAAACATCATATATATCACGCCAGAACAGGCGAGGATCACACACGCTAAAACGGTTGAATATAGCGGTGGTGGAACGCTTGAAGAAATCGACTTTGGTCGGCTTGAGGGCGTTCTGTATAACATCCAGAACGATGACTGGTATCCTACCTTTGTGGATAAACTGACGCATTTGTTTTTCTGCACATGCCAATTTCATTGTTTTGCCGATGGAAATAAACGGTTGGCGATTACATTATCTACGCTTTTTCTGCTTCTGAATGGATATCTTTCTGTTGCAGAAACATTTTTAGCTAAGACAGAAAATATCTGCTTGAATGTTGCTGCCAGCAAAATTGATAAAGAACTTTTGCACCAAATCATACAGGCTATCATGGATGGAACCTACGATGATGACGAATCTTTGAAATTGGAAATTTTCAGAGCGATCAGCGAATAAAAAACGCCCCCGGTGCTGGAACACCAGGAGCGTTTCCGATCTGTATGCCTGCGGTAGCATCGTAGATCTCAAACAAGCCAAAACTTGCAGATCTATAATACCACCGCCGGGCAGAGTATGCAAGCGGAGGGAAGAAATGAAATGTCAAAGAACCGCCTGCGGGCGAGAAATACAGGAAGATGCCCTATACTGTCCATACTGCGGCAAAAAGCAGCAACGCACGGCAGCGCCAAAGCCGCGCAAGCGCGCAAACGGCAAGGGCTGCATCTACCGGAGCGGGAAAACATGGACAATACAGGTGCGCGTGGTGCGTAACGGCACGATTGTCTATGCCCGCAAAAAGTGCGGCTTTCCCACCCGGGCAGCCGCCGAGGAGTATCTGGACACCTACACCCGCACCGGTGTGGCACCCAGATCCATGCGCCTGATCGACTGCTGGACAGCCCTGCAGCAGACAAAAAAGTGGCAGGCGCTCAGCAAGGACAAGCGCAGCCATTATGGCACCGCATGGCGCAGGCTGGAGCGGATCCAGATGCAGGTTGTCGGGCAGATACCTTTTAAGGTGCTGCAGGAGCTGACGGACGCCGCGCCCGGTGACTACTATGCCCACCGAGATATCAAGACGCTACTGGGCAAGCTGTACGAGGTGGCGGTCACCAGCGAGGCGCTGGACATGGCGCAGGACAAGACCGCCCTGATCGAGCTGCCGCCGGTGCCAGACAGCGAGCGCGATGCCTACACCGTGGACGAGGTGCACCGGATGTGGCAGGCGTATCGCGCCGGGGACGATCTTGCCCGGTATGCGCTGATCTTGTGCTACACCGGCATGAGACCGGGCGAGCTGATGCAGCTGGATCTTGCCAACATCGACCTCCAGCGTCAGTGCATTATGGGCGGCATCAAAACGGCAGCGGGCAAAAACCGGGAGATCCCCATTGCCACCGCCATCGTGCCGCTGGTAGCCGAGGCCATGCAGGTGGCCACCCATGGTCTGGCTGATGGCTGCCGCGAGCACTTTTATGATCGATGGTGCCCGGCAGTGGAGCACTGGGGCGGCAGGCCACACATGACCGCCCACAGTTGCCGCCACACGTTGGCAACAGCCATGGAAGCCGCCGGGGTGCAGCCGCTGCTGCAAAAGCTGATCCTTGGTCACGCGGTCAGGGATATCACGCAGCATTACAGCCGCCATCAGCTTTTTGAGGATAAGCTGGCAGCCGTGGAGCTGGCAACCGCCGCTTTTAACGAGTGACGGCGATGCCCCCGGTGTTGCCCCATCTGGTTGTGCTGGGCAACGTTATAGCGTTGTTTTTTAAGGCTCTGCTAAGGGCGTAGGTCGTCTAAACAACGGCGCGAGGGTTCAAATCCCTCCTACTCCGCCAAGAAAATCCCTCGTAGTTTCGTGAAAACTGCGGGGGATTTTCCTTTTGTCAGAAAAATCTAAAACGCCACAGACTGTAAAAGCCTGTGACAGTTGCACCCTCTGATGCACCCTGTTTTCTCTGCACCTGGCAGCTGGTGCGACAAATAACAAAAAGCCCCGGGGATCCATTAAGGTTCCCCGGGGCTTTGCTATGTCACCATTTTCGTGGCGCAACGAAAATGGTTATGTTTTCGCAACGTCACGAAAACATTAGTATACGTTTTTCCGCTGCCGTTCCAGATACTGATCCGCAGCAATGGCCGCCGGGGTGAAAGAGTTATTCTTCCACCACGAGATCAACGCGGCCACGGTGGTAATGCCCGCCGTGACCAACTGCTCCACGGTGGCGCTCTCGATAGGCAGCACGGGCTTGCCCAGAGCGCTCAACACCTGATTGGTCAGTGCCAGCAGCAGGACAGCGGTGCGGGCGATGGTTGCGGTAGAGATGTGATACTTAGACATGGTTAGATCCTTTCTGCTCTGTGGAGCTTTCTGCTTTTTGCTTGAGGATATCCACGGCCTTGATAATGACCTCCGGGATCGGCAGCCCCATCAAGCCCGCATTTTCGATAATAGAGATCGTTTCATTGGCCACGAACGCGATAACGGCAGCGTCCCGCACGAAGTTGGAGCCCATCACGGCATCCAGACGGCAGGCAACCAGCACGATCAGCAGGGTCTCGCCCTTGCGGATCAGCCCCTTCCAGCCTGCGCGGCTTTCCAGCGTGCCGGTCTCGGTCTTGGGGCTTGCGTGGAAAACTCCCGCCACGATTAGACCGGTGATGTAGTCGATGGCCATAAAAATGACCAGCGTTTGCAGGGATGCGTCCCAGCCGCCGAAAAGGCTGGCGATCATGCTGCCGATCGCGCCGATGGCAAAACATACATAGTCTTTCACGGCTCGCCTCCTCACATCGTCCACCGGCTTTTGTTCGGTCGGGTGTCAACGTGCACCCAGCCCTTTGCCCGGCCTGCCTTGACGGGATAGCGGCCAACGCCGCCCCAGTTGTGCAGCAGGCTTTCCGCGTATGCTGCCACGTCCTCCACGCTGGTGCTCGCCACCTGAATGTCCGCAGCGCGGCCAAGCAGGTGCTGGCTGCTCTTGGAGCCGCCCACCTTGGCGTTGTGTGCGGGGGTGCGGTAGCCGCTGGTAATGGTCACTGCCTTGCCGAAATGCTCCCGGATACACTGGAGCAGCAGCACCAGCGCCTCGTCCACAAGGATCTCGTCAGAACCATCCTTGCAGCGAAACTCCCGCACCTTAAAGTCCGGTGCAAGCTTGCGGTTGCCGTCCTTTGCAAGGCTATACTGTCTGATCATCTCGTTTCACGTCCTTTCCTTACAGCCGCTTCAGCAGCGCAGCGATGGGCTCCATGTAAAACCGCTCGTAGCCGGCCTTGTTGGGGTGTGTGCCATCAATCGTGTACTTGTCGCTCAGCTCGCTGACGCCGTGGGCACCCATGGGCGGGGCGCATTCCTCAATATCCACATAGGGCACGCCCCACTTTTTAAGCGCCGAAAGGATCGCGGGCTTGTAGGTCTTGTACCAGTTTTCGCTGCTGGCAAACAGTCCGCCGTGCGGGAACACATAGGCCACACGCTTATCACTGCGTTTTTTGGCCAGATAGTCCAGCATCGCTTCCAGCGTACCGATCGTGTCCCCCATATAGAACGCCGGATTAAAGCTTCCGTTCAGCGTGCCTAGCTTGGCATTGTTCCATGCATCATTCACGCCGCCCTCCAGCAGGATGTAGTCTGCCTTTTCCAGCTCCGTAGAGCTTTTCACGGTCATGCCGATGCTGGTGCGGTAACCGCCGTTCACATTGTCAGGGACCAGTGTCGCCAGCGTTGCACCGTCCACCGCTTCGTTGATCAGCCGCATTCCGTACCGGTCTGCAATGCACTTGCCGTAGCCGCCCGCGCTGCCCTTGCCATAGGCGATGCTGTCGCCTGCAACGTACAGTGTTTTTCCCGCCAGCGGGTCAATGATCTGACCGTTGATGTCGTATATCTCCATCTTACCACCCCTTATTGATATATGCTTTTATCCGGTTATCACTCAGCAGGCCCTTGTACACCTTGCACTGATACAGTGTGCCCGGCCAGAACTGCTGCTTTTTGCTGCCGTCCGCGCTCTGTGCCGCACCGATCAGGAAGGTCTGGGGCACATCGGTGATCGTGCCGTTGCTGGTCAGCCATTCAGTCATCTGGCAGTAGGTGCTGCCGCCGCGGTACTTTTTACCGTCAATCTGCACCACATACCGCGTGCGGGTCTTGAGGTGCTCGATGCTGTCCGACAGGGTAACGCCGCCGTAGTTGTAGTAGGCGAACTCCGTCTTATTATTCAGCGGACTGCTGGTGGAGTTGAAGCCGGGCAGGTTGGCGGTGCTGCCGGTCTCGGTCAGGCAGTGCAGGAAGGCTGGCCATGTGCTTGCATCAAAGTTGTCCCCCGCCTTTGCGTCCACCAGAATGGTGTACTGCGGCGACTCGGTGGATGCGTGCTCCAGCAGCTTCAGGCCGGTGTCAAAGCCGCTGGTCAGCTCCGTTTCGGCGGGCAGAGTGTAGATCAGCTGTGCTGTCTCCGCCTGCGCAATATTCACCGTGCAGCTGGCGCTCTTGCCGCCTACCGTAGCTGTCACCGTGCAGATGCCGGCCTTCACGGCAGTCACTGTGCCGCCTGCCACCGTAGCAAGACCGGCGGGCGAAACGCTCCACCACACCAATTTGTTGGCAGCGTTCGCGGGCAGCACCATGGCGGTCAGGGTCTGGCTCTCGCCCTCGCTCAGGTTCAGGATCGCGGCGCTCAGGCTCACGCTCTGCACGGGAACATCCTGCGCACTACCGCCCCACTCTGCCCGCAGGGCATTCAGGGTTGGCTGCATCGTGTCGGTCTTGTAGGCTGCGTTTTCAAACAGGGTCAGCAGCAGCGCTCTTGCGCTGCCAGTAAAGCCCTCGCCCGGGTCTCCCTTGTCGCCTGTGGCGGCGGCTGCAATGCCATCCTCCATGTGGTTCAGCTGGGCAGCCGTCAGGGTCTGGCCGTCCACAAAATTCTGTTTTACGTAGCTCATTTGTTCCTCCCTAAGATCATTTTTCCAAGGACTGCCTGTCCCAGCACAGCAGAAGCCGTGTCCGTCGGTGGATCCGGCTGCGGAGGGTCTGGCTGATCTGGAATGCGGTCTTTCGGCCATGGGTTACAGGTTGCGGTGATCTTCACGGCAGCCTTGTACTCGCCGGGGGTCATCTCCACGTCCAGCTGCCCAGCCCAGACCTCACCGTCCCGAACAAAATAGAAGTGCAGCCATTGCCCTTGCAGCAGCGCTTCCAGCTGCGCACGGATAGACGCCCACTGTGCTTTGGGTCGGTCGCAGACAAACTCCATCGAGATATTCCGCTTTTTGTGGTGTACGCTGCCGTCTACGGCGCGGGTCAGATCCAGCAGAAAATCCGCGCCGGGCACCTCAACGAGCATAGAATCGGTTTCCGGTTTGCCGATCTGTGGAGAGTCGCGCTTGAGCCACAACCCAAAGTCCGACCGCATGGAGAGCGTGCCCTTTGGCGTTGTGATACGCATATCGTTCAGGCGGGGGCTTTGGGCGGCGAGCGCTTCCAGTGCGGCATAGTCTCTCATGTGTAGGTCACCTCGGTTCCGTCATCAGCGATCTGCACTGCAGGTACTGGAGCGGCGGGAGACTCAGGCGGGCTGTAGATTAGTTTTTTGCCGTCCCATACATAGTCGCTGCAGCTCGTGCCGTTTCCAGTCTCGGGAAATTCGTCAAAAACAGCCTCGTTGGGCTCAGGTACGGGCAAAAAGCTGATATGGTACCATGCGCCATTGTACAGTCTGCCATCAGAGCAGACCTTTGCCAGATACTTAAAGCCTTCTTTTTTCATTACATAAACCCATAAATCTTGTACGGTACGCACATACCGGCATCTTCTGACCAGCCGTCACCGCCTGGATTTTGGAGGTTGAAAGACCAGATACCCAGAACGGTCGTTCCTGAATAACTAGAGGTTCTTTCGTACCCGCTGCCGAACACGATACGGTCGTCATATACGGTCACGCTGCGTTTGTGCACGGTGTTCCATGGGTACACCATACTCATTTCCACGCCGTTCACGGGCACGATCATAGAGACCAGTCCGGCATTGCCGCCTCCCGCGAACCACGTCCCGCCTTTTTGGCTGCGGAACAGGATCAGCAGCGCAGAGTAGCTGGACAGGCCGCTCGGTCGGATAGTCTGGGCACCAAAAGTCGTTTCGCTGTTATACCAGAGCTCCTGCTTGTTTCGAATGCCGTTGAACGTAATGGCACCGCTGCTGATGGAACAGCTGCCCATGCCGTCCGTAATGGAGATGGCGTTGGACTGGATATTGACCATGCTGCTGCCATCCATGACCCGGATACCATCGTTCAGGATCTGTACCCGTTTGCCGGGCAGAGAATCGTGCCGGACGATGAGACCGTTCTGCGGGGTGAACTCCAGAAAGTTCGTGGCAGTTTTGGCAGCTTCGGCTGCATCCTGCTTTGCCTGATTTGCGGCGGTGTCATCGGTATACTTAGACGCTTTCACCCAGTCAGCAGCCTGATAGCTGCCGGACTGGCGGGCGGTCTGGCAGCGCAGGATATCACCGTCGTCGCCCTGCATCCAGATGTCACCCACGTCATAGGGCGGGGCAGGGGTGCTACCAAAGCAGCGCACCTTTCCGTCTGCGGCGGCCTGCGCCGCAGCAGCGTCTGCCAGAGCCTTGGCAACGCCCGTGTCCCGGATGACGGTCCAGCTGTAGGTGCTTCCATCCAGCACCCAGCGGTAGCCCAGACCGGTGAGCTTGTCGTAATACAGATCGCCGATGTGCTGCTTTTTGGCGGTGTCGGTCGTCCAGTTTTTTGCAGGCTCGTTTGCAGCGGTGGGCGTGCCGGCATAGAACCAGCTGGTGATGTTATCATCGATCTGGTTCTGCAGATCTCCCATCTTCACGACAGCATTCGAAAGCCCCTTGGAGATATCCGATAGCTTACTGTCTGTGCTGCTTTTGTAGGCAAACAAGCGCTTCAGCATATCCTGATGGTATTTCTCGGAAGTATAGGCGCTTTCCTGCAGCAGATTGGTCGTGCCCATGTTGGCCACCTGCCGGTCAGTCAGGGTGCGGCGGGTCATGCCGAAGGTGAACTCTTTCTGCGCAGGCTTTTCCAGTGGCTCCACTAGTTTTGTGCAGAGCATCACGGCATCCACACTGTGCGGTGTGCTGACAATGTGGGAGTACATGGCAAAATCCAGCCGGTCGGTGTCGTAGCCTGCATCCACAAGATCCACTGCCCGGATGACGTAGCTGGTCTTCATGGCGTAGTTCTGCTGCAATGCCTGCACACCGGCTGCAAAGGTGTCGTTCGCGCTGTCGGTGTCCAGCTCTACAATGCGGGTGATGATGCCGAACTTCTGCACGGCTGCATCGTTCTGGATCCAGCCCTCTTCCAAGTTGTAGGAGTAGCCCGATGCAGGCAGATACTGCGCAACAGTAGCGGCATCTGTTTCCATGATGCCCCAGCGCTCCTCGTGCTTATCCTTGGAGGTGTCCCGCCACCACATGAGCTTGTAGTACCACTTGGAGGTGTCCACCGTGTGCTTGTTGCCGATAGGGTAGATGCGGGTGTACAGGTCGGTGGCATCGGTGGTTTCGCTCAAGTTGAGCAGATTGCGTCCGTACTCGATTTTCTGGGCGGTCTGCCGCTTGGCTTCCACTGCCTGATCGCAATAGTTCAGCA